TAAACAAATTGATGATAAATTAAAAACAATGAAAGAAAATGTTTTAAATAATAAAAATTTAAGTTTAAATGAGATTGTTGATTTAATTAATTATTTATATTAATGGCAAATTTTAGAGACGTAACAGCACCTACACCATTTGGTTTTTTTGATAACGATAATGACTTTGCTGGTGAAGCAGATAAATTAGTTGTTGCAGTAAAAAGATTTATGGGTGATGATATTCTTTCTGTGGAATTGACATCAAAACAAATTTGGGCATGTTTTGAAAGAAGTGTTCTACAATACGGTCAAATAATAAATGAATATCAATTAACATCTCATCTTGCAACAATGTTAGGTCAATCAACCGGATCTAACGTTACAAACTCATATCCAAGAAATAATCTTGAATTTTTGTTAAGACAAGCTGAACCTTATTCAATGGAGGCAGGTGTTGGGGGATCATATAATAATATTTTAGGATATATTGATATAATCAATGGAACCCAAGAATATGACATTTATAATCTAAAAGATAAAAATGGTAATAAGATTGTAGATGCATTACCTGCAGATAAAAAATCTAAATTAAGATTAGTTGAATTATATCATTTCTCTCCAATAACTGCACAACAGTTTCTTATAAATGCATCAAACATTACAAATTTCTTGTCAACAGAAATGAGATATGAATCCTATGTAAATAGTACAATATTCTATGTACTTCCAGTATTTGAAGATGTTCTTAGAAGAAGTATGTTAGAGGCTGCTTTTAGGGTAAGAAGATCACATTACAGTTATATTATTCAAGGTACTAAAATAAGAATTTTTCCAACACCCACAGATATAATTGAAGGACAAGTAAGATTATGGGTAAGAGTTCGTACAGCACCTGATGCGTTAAATCCATCATATGATGATGCATCTATAAATGGTGTAAATTCACCTTCTAATATGGGTTTATCAAACATTGATTATAATAAGATAAATGATTATGGAAGACAATGGATTAGAGAATACACATTTGCTTTATCAAGAGAATTACTAGGTTTAGTAAGATCAAAGATGAAGTCTATTCCAATTCCAAATGCAACACTTGATTTAAATGGATCTGAACTTGTTGAATCTGGAAGAAAAGATCAAGAAGATCTTAAAACAAAACTAAGGGAATTCGTTTTATCATTGACACATGATAAACTTATAGAACAGCAAGCGAATAAATCTGAAAATTTACAAAAACAATTGAAACATATTCCAATGCCATTAGGAAAAGCTATAATAACTGGATAGAAACAAATAGGAGATTATCAAAGATCATAATATTTATAAAAATGATATTGGAAGTAAAAACAATTGAAATTGAAAGAGTTTCTTTAAGAGCTAAAAAAACAAAAAAAGTTATAGTCTATCAATGTGATAACTGTTTTAAACTTTATGAAGCAAAATATCAAAAAAAATATTTAGATAATCGTCAATATCATTTTTGTTCTATATCTTGTTCCACAGAATCAAGAAAAATCAATGGAAAACTTTGTAATAATATTCAAAAAAGTAGAAACAATGAAGAATGGCAAAAAAAATTAAAAGAAACTGTATCTAAAAAATATGGGGTTAATAATGTTTCTTCATTAGAGTGGGTTAAAAAAAAGAAAATATCTACAACAAGAAAAAATTATGGTGTAGATAATCCACAACAAAATCAAAATATTAAAAATAGAACAATTCAAACATATTGTGAAAAGCATTCAAATACTTGGATGTCTAAACCTGAAAAAGATTTTAGAATTTTTCTTGAAAAAAAATTTGGTAAAGAAAATATTAAAGTTCAACAACTTATTGAAAATAAGTGGTCAGTTGATTTTTATATTATTAGTTTAGATACGTACGTTCAATTTGATGGTGTGTATTGGCACGGATTAGATCGTAATTTAGAAGAAATAAAATCTTCTGAAAAAATTCGTGATAAAGCAATTTATAATAAATGGGTTAAAGATAGACAACTTGATGAATATATTCTTAAACACGGAAAAAAATTAGTAAGAATAACTGATAAAATGTTCAATCTTGATCCTCAAATTTGTTTTGAAAGGATAATTGAATAATGGCAAGATTATTTGTAACTAATAGAGAAATTGCATTAATAAACGACTTAACCAAAGAATTACTTAAAGACGTTGTGGGACAAAAGATTTTTTATTTTCCAATTTCTGAAATAAAAACTCGTGTTCATGATGTTTATAATGAAAGTCCTGAAAAAGTATTTGATAATCCAATAGAAATAGATGCATTAATAGATTCACCTGAATGGGCACCCAAAATTGATCAATTTGGCTATGATTTAGATCTTAAATTGAAAGTCTATATTCAAAGAAAAGATCTTATAGATAAGAAAATACAACCATCACAAGGTGATTTTTTTACTTATGGTGATGTAATATATGAAGTTACGCAATTAGTTTTTATGAAAAATATTTATGGACAGGTTGAACACTATGATGGTGTTCAACTGACAGCGACAAATTCACGTATTAGTCAGGCAAACGTTAAAATATTTGGACCAACTGAGGTTGGATATACAGATGAAGATGCTGCATTAAAAGAGTTTTATCAACAACGTGGTGAAGAATATCTTAAAAATGGTCTTAAATCAGGTGATATTAGAGAACTTCAACAAAATGGCGTTCTTGATAAACCAATAACTGGTGCAAAAGAAATTAGTAATAAAGGTATTTTATCTGGATCTAATGCTGGATCATCATTTTATGGAGATGATGAATGACAACAAGTTATAAGTCGGGCGATAATTTAGGTGTAACAACTGGATATAATGAAAAAGATATACCAGAAAATGTTATTGTTCCTTCATGCACCATAGAAGATGTTGATTATGCTTTATTTTCTTTATTTGATAAAGAATTAAATTTAAGCGTAAAAGATTCTACAACAGGAAAGCATAAAAAACCACCCGTTGTATTCTCATCTGGTGAAAGATGGGCATTAATAAAAAATAACAAATTACTAAGAGATAGATCAGGTGCTATAATATTACCAATTATAACAGTTCAAAGAAGTTCTATTTCTCAAAGAAATGAAGACACAGTTGGTAGAGGCATAAATCAGAATACTGGTCAACTTGTTATATACAAAAAACTTGCATCAGAAGATATAGAATATCAAAATCTTTTAAATAATCAAAAAATACCAAATCAAAGTTTGGTACAAACTGAAAGAAATGATGGAAAATCATATAATAATTTAATAAATAATGATAAACAAAACAATGTTTTTGAAGTTATATCAATACCCAGTCCTCAATTCTATACAATAAAATATACAGTAACTATTTGGACCCAATATCTTCAACAACTTAACAATATTATTGAACAGATGATGGCGGCCTATCTCCCAGTCTCATCAAGATCTTTTAAAATTGTGACAAAAAAAGGATACTGGTTTGTTGCTAGAATTGAAGAAGAATTTAAAGACGAAACAAATTTCACAGATATGTCTGATAACGAAAGAATTATAAAATCTTCATTTGAAATAACTGTGCCTGCATATTTCATTGCTGGGAATGATATACCCGGCGTTCCAAATCCTGTAAGAAGATTTATTTCAGCACCAAAGATAACATTTAACGTTGGAGATCAATCTACGTTAGATGTTTCTGGCATTGAAATAACAGATCAAAATAATGTTGATTTAGGAAACGATCCAAGTAATCAATTTATTTTAAAAGATGTTGATCAAGGGTTTGTAACAACGTTTGAAAATGTAACAAAAAATTCATATTCAGTTGGGTATATAAAAAACCCAATGACAAATTTAGATAAAGCGCAATATATAAAAGTTGTTTCAAAAAATTCTAAAACGGGTGAAACAATTTATGTTAATGATAACTCTATGAAAATAAAAGTATTAAAATAAAGATTTTGAAATAACACTATAATATTTAGATTAGAAAAGTTATATTTTTGGAGTTTATAAATGGCTGAACAAACATTTCTATCACCTGGTTTTTTTGAAAGAGAAATTGATTTATCACAAAGATCAACACCCGAACCATCTGGGGTTCCTGGGGGCGTTATTGGATTATCTGAAAAAGGACCAGCATTTGTTCCAGTAACAGTTGCTAATTTTGATCAATTCCAAGAAAAATTTGGATCATATAATGTTAATATGCCCGGTGTTTATGCATCTGAGTTATTTTTAAAATATAAAACATCTCTTACTTATATGAGGGTTTTAGGCGCAGGTGCAAATTCAGATACAAAAGATTTTGAAAAAACAAAATTATATGGAATTACAAAGAATGCAGGATTTTTTGTAAGTGGAAGTAATGCAGGAAAAGCTGGATTTGTTCATTTTATTGCTGCATCACATCAAATAACAGGTTCAGAAGCTACACAATATCCCGTATTAACAAATTCATCAATATCAGATCCAGATGTAGCAAATCTTTTGAGAGGTATGTTATTCTTTACAACCGGTTCAAGAGCAATATTGGCTTCATCTGCAACATCAGCTTCATCAGCATTATCATCTGAACCATCATTAGTTAACGTATCAGATACATTTAAAATAATAATTTCTTCATCTTTAGGTTCATCTTATGGAAATGATGAAGGTGTTCCCGGAGTTAAAGTTTATAATGTATCTTTAGATCCAAATTCAACAAATTACATTTCTAATGTTTTAAATTCAGATCCAACAAAATTCGCTGA